TAAATTCATAATTATATAATTTATTATTCACTACAAAAATACAAAAAAAAATGAAAAGATATATAGTAGTATCAGATACAGAAAGAGAGCGTTTGGTGCGTGTTTATAAAGTTAATGCTCGCACAGTGTATAACGCATTGACATATTCGAGTGATAAAGGTCGTGGCTTCACGGATACAGCAAAGCGAATCAGAGAAGACGCCTTAAGACATGGTGGAATTATCATGAATGGCGATTGTGTGGAAATGGAAACTCTTCACTTTCACGACAAAACAATTGTGCAAGTTTTTCCTGCAGATAGAGAGATACGCATTAGTGGAGATAAAGCAAGACTTTACAAACAGGGAAAACTGATTAAAGAAATAGAAACCCCACTTATTGCAGAATTGGAAAAGCTTCAAGATGAAATTCGCCCACATTTAAGAGATTATACTAACGTCCAAAGATTATAATAATGATTGAATATTACAACGATAAACTTTGCATCCCTTCAAAAGAATTAATTGAGCGTGGATTGTTAAGTGAGCCAAATTATAAACAGATGGCTGCACGAAAGAAGTTTTGTGTTGTACGCCAAGGAAAAGGATTAGGAAACTACGCTTTAGTTGCAGTTGACAGTCTTCCAACTGATATGAAAGAAGCTGTTAGAGAGTGGTATCCAAATATCGAGATAACACGCCTTGTGAAGTGGATAAAAGACAACTACATCTATGATAGAAACGCTTATAATTTCTATTCAGACGAGGAGTTATGCGGTGCAAAGCTTTCACAAAAGCACATCTTAGAATATACGAATAATGCAAGCGTAATTCAATGTGCGATATCACTTTATAATAATGCAAAAGCGCAGCACCAGGTGATGGGTGAAAGATACGACTGGGAGATGATGGCACAATGCCTTGATTTGATAAAAAAGGAATTTAATCACACGCTGCCTTCAAGTGTTGTTCGCTTTAGAAAGAAAGTGAATGAATTTAAGAAGCAAGGCTATAAATGTTTAATAAGTGGCAAATTTGGTAATCAAAATACCAGACGTGTCGACTATAAAACAGAGCAATTGATTCTTGGTTTAGCTATACAGGGCAATCAGCCATTTGCAAAGCAAGTCTATGACATGTATATTTCTTTCGTTTGTGGCGAAATTGAAGCTTTCGATCCAACGACAGGTGAAATGTTTAACCCAGATGAATTTGTCGACAAAAAAGGTGAACCTAAGAAATTGAGCGAAGCAACCATAAACTTCTACATGAATAAACCTAATAATAAGGTTTTGATTGAGCATAAATTAAAGAGCTGGACCAGCTTTATGCATGAAAATGCGCCACACGTGCACCGTCATGCTCCAGAGTTCTCACTTTCAAAAGTCAGCTTTGACGATAGAGATTTGCCACGTAAGCTAAAAGACACAAAACTTAGACCAAAAGCGTATTACGCTTATGACGTTGCAAGTCAATGTGTAGTTGGATTTGCTTACAATCGCTATAAAACAACTGACATCGTAATAGAGTGCTTTAGAAGTATGTTTAGACTACTTGATAGACACGGTTGGGGCACTCCTGCGCAAGTCGAGGTTGAAAATCACTTGATGACACAGTGGAAAGACAACTTCCTAAAAGCCGATGTTATGTTCCCATTCGTGCGCTTCTGTGCTCCTCAAAACTCGCAAGAGAAGTATGCAGAACCAATGAACGGTGGAAAAAAGAAAGCAGTTGAACACCGCAACCACTTAGGCATTGGACGCTTTTATGGTAAAGGCAAATGGCGTACAGAAAGCAAGAAAATAAGTGATGCAAGTAATGATTTATACGAAGAAAAGGAATATTACACCTGGGAGCAATTGATATTGGAGGATGCCTGCGACGTAATGGAATGGAATAACTCATTACATCCAAACCAAAAGAAGTATAAAGGTATGACACGCTGGCAGGTATTTGAGGCAAACATCAATCCTACGCTTCAACCAATTAATAAAGCTGTTTTAGCAAGATATATTGGTGAAAAGGTAGAAACGAGCATCAGAAGAAACAGCTATTGCAGAGTTGATCATCAAGACTGGTGGCTCAGCGACACAAGTGTTCTTGAAAAACTTGCGCCAAACAACATGAAGGTAGATGCTTACTATATTCCAGACGAAGACGGAAAATATAGCGAAGTGTTCATTTATCAAAATGACATGTTGGTTGATAAACTTGAGAATTTAGGAACATTCAACACTGCTGATGCAGAACAAACAGAAGAGGACAAAGCTATATTCTTGAAGCAACAAAAGAAGATTGCTTCTTTTAATAACTATCTAAAGAATAACGCTATTAATCATGTAGGTGTGTTGAAAGAAAGAGATAGCTATGTGGAAGATGTAGAAGACCTCGAAGTAGAAACGCCAATCCCCAATGATGATGACTACAATACTTACTTAAGCAGTTCTTGGGCACAAGACTATGCAAAAAAAGGATTAGAAGACCATTGAACAACGTTCAAATAACATTTAAACTCAATTTAAATATGATTACAAACGACATAAAGACACGAATTATCGAAGCTATTAAAGCTAATCGTGAAAATTATCCAAGTGACGCAAAACATGCAGCAGCACTAGGCATTAATACCGCTGTGTATAGCGCAGTGAAAAACGGACAAACAGACAAAGTTTTGAGTGATGCTAGTTGGATTGCAATAGCAAGAAGATTAGATGTTGAGTTGCGCTCAAAGATTGAGTGGAAAGCAGCCAAAACGCCTACATATCTTTATATAATGGCACAACTCGAGTTCTCACAAAACTCTTGTACAAGTGGAATTCTGTGTGACATTCCAAACATTGGAAAGACGTTCACAGCTCGCCTATACGCTTCAAGCCATAAGAATGTAGTATATATCGATTGCTCGCAAGTAAAAACAAAGCTAAAACTAATTAGAAAGATAGCTAAAGAGTTTGGTGTGAATAGCAATGGAAGATACAGCGATGTGTACGATGATCTTGTTTTCTATCTTCGCAGCATTGATCAGCCTTTGATTATTTTGGATGAAGCAGGCGACTTGCAATATGAAGCATTCTTGGAACTTAAAGCCTTGTGGAATGCTACTGAACGCTGTTGCGCTTGGTATATGATGGGTGCAGACGGCTTAAAAGAAAAGATAAACCGCTCTATTGAGTGCAAGAAAGTAGGTTATACTGAAATGCTTTCACGTTATGGTGATAGATATTCAAAAGTGACACCAGACGATGGCAAAGAAAGAGAGAAGTTTTTGCGAGAACAAGCACACATTGTAGCGAAGTTAAACGCACCAGAAGGCACAGATGTAAAAGCAATAGTTTTGAAGACACAAGGCGGTTTAAGACGTGTTTATACTGAAATAGAAAAATTAAGAACAATTTAAAAGTAAGTGAGATGAAAATATTTGAAATGGAAATGGAGAATGCTTTAAAGGGTATTTACGCAGAAGTAAAGCATACTAATAAGATATTAGAGACAAGTCAGGAAAAGTTTGCTGAGCAAAGAAATTCAATGAAAAAGAAACCTACACACACGTTGATTGATTATGAGCAGCGCAAGTATGAAGTGATGCAAGATATTTATACAAACACCATTGTAAGAATGGTAGTAAAAAAAGATGAGGTTGCAGATACATTTATAGAGAGAGCTTTGATATTTAGCGAAAAGGCTGCAGATAAGTTCATTGAACGCTTAAAAGCTGGAGGTGAAAAAAGATGAGAAAGCAAACCAGACTATACAGTTTAAACGATATATCACAGCGTAAATACAAGACTATAAATTGGGATGGACAATGGAAAGAGGCTTTTGGTTGTCCTGCTATTAACGAGACATGGTTTATTTCTGGAGCATCAGCGCAAGGCAAAAGTTCTTTTGTTATGAGACTTGCAAAAAAGCTTTGTGAATATGGAAAAGTTCTTTATGTAAGCGCAGAAGAAGGGATAAGACAATCGTTTCAACGAAGAACAAAGATGTTCAACATGGAAGAAGTGAAAGAGCAGTTCTTTGTGATTGTGAATCCTAATATCGAGGCTTTAAAAAGTCGATTAGCAAAACGCAAGAGTCCTCGATTTGTCATTATAGATAGCTTTCAGATGGCAAACTGGACCTATCAGGATGCAATGGAACTAATAGAAACGTTCAATAAAAAGAGCTTTATTTTCATTTCGCAAGAATACAAAAGCCGTCCAATGGGAGCAGATGCCGTTAGATTGAGATATGCTGCAGGCGTGAAGATTAGAGTATCTGGCTTTATGGCACTTTGCTCTGGTCGTGAAAAAGAAACAGCAGGCGGTGGCGGTTTTGTAGTATGGGACGAAGGAGCAATTCGATATGGAAATAAAATTGCAGTTGAAAAGAAAAACGAGATAGACAATGAAATAAATAATAACGATGAGTAAAGTAAGTGCAATAATAAATTTAACAACGCCTAGTTATCCAGGGAATTCCAATCCTACAAGTCTTGCAGGCGTTGTAAGATTGAACCAAGAGTGCAAGACTGTTGCAAAAGAACAAGTGTTAAGTGAAAATCACTTCTGCAATAAATGCCAGGGCAATGGTTGGTTTTGGTCTCACAATTCATATAATGAACCTGTGAAAGAGCCTTGCTCAATGTGTGGAGGAACTGGTGTACTAGATGCCGTGGTGACAATTGAGTGGAAACAACAAATAAATAATAAGTAAAGATGAAGAATATTTTAACGAACATTGCAAGTTGGTTTAGAACTACTTGCGAGAATGAGAAAAAGACAAGAAGAATTGAACTTGAGAATAGAGTTTGCAAAGATGCAAAAGTAGCAATTCAAGTAACTGAATATAATGGTACTTTGTACGTTTGCCACAACGACTTGCCTTTGATTCCTGTTGAGAGCTTAAAAAATAGCGTGAATGACACTTTAACTGTTGCACGCCAGGTGTATGTAGATTATAAATTATCGCAATATGAAAGGTAAATTTTATTTTGAAACTCGGTGTGGAAAGAAGCACCCAAAGTGGATTAAGTTACTTGAGCAATATTTTCGCTTTATAACTTCTAAAAGCAATGAAAGCTTTACCTGGATTACTCTTTGCGCTGAAATGAATGAGGAACTTCTTGCAATAAAAAAGCGAACAGTTCTGAATGAAAAAACCAATCTCACTGCAGAGATTTGCGAAGATAAGGATGAGTATTCAATTGCAATTAAAAGAAACCAAGTGACAATGGCTGTTATTCGATTTAGAGAGAATTAGAGAATGAAAAAGATAAACAACTACAAGTATTTCTACTTTCTTCTTCGCTACATCTACACAGATAAAGAAGAACAAGAAGAATATAAGCGAGCTCTTATTTCACGCATCACAGATGGGCGAACAACAAGCTTAAGAGAGATTGATGATCGTGAGTATTTCACTTTGATAAATCAGCTTGAGGACATTGTAGGGATAAAAGACAAGATCAGGAAAGAGCGAAGCGCAACATTAAAGCTTTTACAAAAGGAATTCAACGTTGACACAACGAACTGGAATAAAGTCGATGCTATTTGTCTTTCTAAAAGAATTGCAGGAAAGCCCTTCAGGTTTTTAAATATAATGGAGCATGGAGCAGTGAGGCAAAAGTTATATAGCATTCTTTCAAAGGGTGGTTTTAAGGCTCGAAAGAAAGACATCTTGCAAGAACTTCAAATTGTGATCATCAGAGAGAACGCAAATAAAAAGAACAATATTAACAATCAAAACAAGTATAATTAAATGGAAAATAAATCAATGTTAGCAGGATTATCTGCAGAGGAAAAGAAGCAATTACTAAAAGAGTTGCAGAATGAGGAGAAGCAGGAACGTGTAGGAAAGCGCAATGCTTACGAAGCTTTGAGAAAAGAACTACTTCTACAAGTTGAATCTAAGCTATTAGCTGTAGCAACAGATGTAGCACTATTTAAGGATTGGTTAAATAAGGAGTGCGAATCATTTAAGGAAGTGATGAGCGAGTACGGACAACTTCGTAAGAGTGAGCAGCGCAACTTTACACTTGTAAATGGCTCTTTCAAGTTGGAAGTCTCTTCGAATAGTGTAAAAGGCTTTGATGAACGTGCAAATATCGCAGCAGAAAGACTTGTGAAATATCTTGAGGAGTATGCAAAGAAAACAGATAAAGGCACTGCTGATCCAATGTATCAACTTGCGATGACACTCTTAGAGCGCAACAAAGCAGGTGATTTAGATTACAAATCAATATCAAAGCTATACGCTTTAGAAGATAAGTTCGACAACGAATATGCAGAGATAATGACGTTGTTCAAAGAGAGTAATGTAGTTCAGAAAACAGCACTTAACTACTATTTCTTCCTGTTGAATGATAAGGGTGTTTGGACCAAGATAGAACCATCATTCTGTAGGTTATAGGCTTTAAAAGATAAAGTGGGTATTGCGTGGGTAATACCCATTTTTTATTGCAGGTAGAATTGGGTATTGCGTGGGTAATACCCAATTTCGCATTATTGCAGAAAAACTATATGTTATTGTTTGGTTTTATAATTCGATTTTGTATATTTGCACCTATGGCAAAAGGTCGAGATAAAGAGCTCATCGAACTTCGAGATAAGAAATTGTTTGAGCGATATTACTACTGGAGCGAAGTGCAACGCCTTCGATTCGACGACACCATCCGCAAACTAGCCTTTGATGAATTCTTTTTAAGCGAAGCAACAACGCTAAGAATTATCAAACGCATGCTTACGGAGGGTGTAACCATTGATGGAAAGACTATAAAAAATAGCCGTTATCAAGGCTTTAGACCTTCACGTCGAACGAAATCGAAGACTTCTGAACCTTCCTTTTTTGCTGAATAGCTTCTGAAATTCTACATGTGTATGTAGATTCATATAGTTTTATCCCATGATTTATCGTTGTATATCTACTAGATGTGCGTATTAATGCGCCATCGTTATTTGGACGAAAGCCTTGCAGTGTATTATGCAAGGCTTTTCTTAAATCTTCACGTTGCATAATTCTATCAATTGTCTTTGAATTTCTGTGAGTGTCATCATAGCAATCCATAATAAGCTTAACTACAACGGTACACTCTCCTTCTTGTTTTAAGTCCGATAAATTACTCCACTGACAACTTGATGCATCAATGAGAACTGCAGGATATGTCAGTGGGTACATGTCTTTATTTTCATCATCGATGGCGTCTAGTTGTCCGTAATCTTCATCTATTAGTGACAGTTGAGGAATGTTCTTATTTATTTCCTCTATCAAATTAATGATCAGTTCTTCCATATGCTTTTTCTTTTAATTCGTTTAACTTCTTTTCTATCATTTCTCTTAACTTCTGGTTGAGTTCGTAACTCTCACCTATAAATCTTCGCTGTGGGATTTTTAGTGTCTTCTTTTTTGTGAGTGCTAAACTCATCCACATTTTTGCTTCTGGTGGCATTGCGTCAAAGCTCATCTTTGCTTTTTTGTCTTTATCTTTGCCTTTCTTTTGTCCTGCTATTGAATAAGCCTTTGCCCAAAAGAACTTCTTCATTCTGGGTGTAACAGTTATAGTTGCTCCGTTATTATGGTAGTTTGCGTATGGTTGCGAATTGCTGATAATAACAGTGCCTGGCAAAACTTGCGAAGAGAAACTTCGCATAAGTGTGTCAGTTCCAGAAGTCAAAGGTTTATATCGACTTCCATACCTTTGTCGGACGGTTGTAGCCCAAGTTTTGTTGCCATTGTTGGTAAAACCACCCAGTCTAAAGTTGTTCTTAAAGTGGTTTGTAGCAATTATGGCAGCCTTGCGAGGTAGTTCGTTTTGCGCTGCTTTTGCTATCTCTTCAGGGCATTTTGATATGATAAAAGCAATTTCTTTGGGTGATATTGACATTTTTATTGCATTTTATTTGGATTGTATTTAATTTAGTGCTATCTTTG